AGAATTTCCTTAATTTTCGCTCGTTGTGATAACTATATAATGAAAAATAATAGTCTTGAGAATAAACCATTAAAAAATGTTTCTCTAATAAAATTTTAATTATTTGTTGTTCTATTTTGTGTACGGTAGTCACTAAGCGTTTTAGGCGTTTTTCCTTACCCTTTTTATAAAAACTAATTAATACTTTCTTAAATTTCTCTATGTCAACAACTAGCGCATTTATCTGTCGTGAATTTGTAGATTCTTTTACGTCAATAATCTCCCTGTCTTTATCTACTTTAAGTAAAATATCCACAACATCAACTTTTTTTATAGAAAATATCCCCGATTCTAAGAAAAAATCTTTTAAAACTTTTGAAAGCTTTTTTACATAAGGCGTTAAAGTTTCCGTAACTATACGATTCACACTACAATTTTATTAGAAAAACTTATAAAAAAGGAGATATACAACACTTTTACTGCCTTTTGCAAAAAGTCTCTATCTTTCAGAGAGTGGTATAATTCACGCTTCAAAGAATTTATTTACGCTACTTAATAACTTATTAGCAAATTCAATTCTTGCTTCTCTAGTATTAGTTACAAAGTTTATTGCGTCTATTTCAACAAGCACAGAAGTAAAAGGAAAGTCATCTATATATAGTCTTCCAAACCTGCTAGTAGTTGTAGGTTTTACAAATTTTAGGTTTGCTGTTTTTTGAATAATATCAGCTAAAACTTTGCTTGAGGTAATATATTTAGTCAGTCCTATACTTTTGTAATAAACCATGCCATAAGTATTAGCACTATTTAGATGAAGACTAATAAAAATATCACCTTTTAGTTTTGTTCTTTCAGGATAAGAAGGGCCAATATTACTAGTTCTAGCTAAAACTACATCATATATATCTTTGAAAACGTATTTACAGGTTAAAGCATAACTTAATACTATATCTGCTTCTTTTAAGTCATTATATACTACTCCTGGGTCTACAATGCCGTTTGCTCGTAATACTCCGTGACCTGGATCGAAAATAATAGTTTTTTTAGTCATGAATATATTATACTAGAAAATAAAAAATATTTATTATTTTGTTTATTGATTAAATTACATATTCTATGCCAACGGCTGGCAATGAGCCTGTACCTGCAGAATAGCCAGATGTTGGTGCAGGGTTAGAGGGTGTTCCAGTAGTAAAATAGTGTGTTACTAAAATAATAAAATATTTAAGAAATTTAGCGAGAGATTATTATAATCACTCGCTAAAATCTGTGTTTATACTTTTATACTAGAGGTTCTTGAGAAACATTCACAACCAACCAGTTGAATTCAGGAGCACGAGAGAACACAGAAGCTACCTTCCAAACTACCCAGTCATGAGTAAGAGCAGGAGGTAATCTATATAGCTCCATACCAATCCAAGAAGCCATAGTAGTAACATTGGTGTCAATACCAAACACAACACCAGTACCAGGAATTTTAGTCCAGCGATATACACCAGAAGGTGTATATACAGTTTCGTAACCATCGTCTACAAAAGTAAAGCTACCGTTAGTAGTAGAAACTTTTACTCTCCGATAAAATTTGAAGGTATCAGAACCAGGGTCTAATCTGTAAATATCCAACCACTTTGTATTAACTAAACCACTGAATGAAAGCTGAATACCTTGACCATCAGTAGCAATGGCAGGTGCAGTAGCAAACCTAGCAGCGCTTTCACCGTAGAAGTTGCAGGCTTTAATTGCATATTGATAAACGTCGCCAGCCCTGAAAGGAGAAGTGTAGCCTGATAAAGTTTGAAGGGTGGGAGTGGCTACAGTCCAGGTATTTGGTGGTGCAGCAAAATCGCCTACTTCAGCACCAAAGCGAGAAGGATCAAATTTGTAAAAATCACCCAAGAACTGAGAAGGATAGAGAGTATGCTCACCACGTACTCCAATATACGACTGAGCATCTGCGCCAAGGAGACCACCACGGCGCTGAGCATCAGTCATAGCACGGGCAATTTGATAGAACGAGGCTTGTAAGTTAAGCTTGTCAATATAAGAAATAAATACAGCAGAAGGCTTAGCAAGAGCTTGCGTGCTAACTACACGGCTCTCAGCTTCCCAAAGTAAGTCAATGGTGAGAGGTGCGCCTTTTGCATCTACTACATTTTGAGGAGCACCACGCTTAATAATGTTTACAACACCGTCTTGCTGTAGGTTGTTGGGAGAACCAGGAACATCGTCTCCAAGAGTGCTGTCACCATAAATAGCAAGGTGCTCCCACTCGTTGGCTACAGCAATCATCTTCTCCCGCTTAGCTACCTCATCAATTCGCATAACCCCATTTTCTGTGGTCTTGGTAGCTAATTCGGTTACAGTAATTCTATGCCCAACGAGCATAGGACGAATGCGGCGGCGAGCTACGTTAATTTCTACAGTTCTGGGTAAACCGCCATCACGAAATGCTGCATAACCAATCTTATCGTGACGAGCAGTCACCACGTTGTATTCGTGCTCATAAGCACGAGCTAGTACTTTTCCAGAAGAAAGTACATCAGTAAGTGGAGTATCCAACACGTTAAGTTGGGTTAGTTCGCTTTCTAAGTCTTCTCGTTCTAGAGATTCTGCAACATTACCTGCTGCGTTTAAGGTTTTTAAAGTTACTTCATCTAAGTGCCTTAAGTGATCGTAAATTGGCATTTTTCAATTCCTCCTATTTACTTATATTATTATACGATAATGAACAATTTTTGTAGTTATTTATCTCTTGCTCTAAATTCCTTAAAAATTTTCTTTAATTCTACTTCGGTCAAGTTAAACTCTTTTTGTGCAGTATCATACATCTTATCTTCAAAGTTTTTAATTTCAGTTGGAGAACCTTTAAACTTTTTATAAGACTCATACATAGATTTTAGTTTAGAAAGCTTTGATTTATCGGCAAGCAAAGATTTTACTTTTAACTCAAAATCTCTATTATTTGTTTCCTCTACATTACCCATATGAGGGTGTGATTGAACTAACCCAAGTACTGGTTTAGTTAATGGATTTGAAATTTCTTTTACACTTAAAGATTTAGTAACGGTCTCTTGTACTTCTGAGACTTTTTGAGTGAATAGTGATTTTAGTTCTTCTTTTTGACCATCAATTTCATCTTTTAAAGATTTTACTAGTGAAGAAAAAATTTCTATATTATCATTAATAGAGTCCAATGACTTTGTAATTTTTTCAAGCATAGATTTCATGGTTTGAGTATCTTCCATTAATCTTGCTTGAGAATTTTCCTGTTCTGCTTCTTCTTTTTCCATTTCAGAAACTTTAGAAAGCATATCTTCCAATTTTTCTAGTCTCTCAGATAACATATCAAGTTTGTCCAAAACTAGATCATTAGAAAAAGATTCGACACTTTCTCCTTCTTCGCTTTCTTCTGCGTTTTCATCTTCACTAAAAAGATCAGAAAGCACGTTAGTGTCCTGTTCGCCTCCCTGTTGCTCCCCATCATCGGGTAACATGTCTTGTTTTGTTTTCATTTCTCCGCTTAAATCTCCTTCTGGTGCAGCCAACACATTGTCTAAATTATTTTGCTCTTTATCATCCATAATAAGTTCTTCTCCTGCCTTTAATTTAGTATTTTTTTCTTTTTTATTCATAATAAAGCCCTCTTCTTCAAAATTATACAATAAACTTTTTACAATTTTTGCCCAGGTTTCTGGATTAATTGGCTGGCCTGTGAAAGAAACTTCGTACAACCTCATTTTGGGAGGTACATTTACAGCTTTTCCATTAACATATTCTGTGCGTCCTTTTCCTATAGGAATAGCGCCTATAGACAAACCTAAAGTATGAGGAATTCTTTCATCTTTATTAGTAAGAATAGAGTAAACCTTTTTTGACAAAGGATGATTCATGTCCAGCAAAATCCAAACGTAAAGTTTCTGTTTATTAAACTGTACTGCAATAGGAACTCCTAATGGTACATCATACATGTCATTAGGATCGGTTTTTCCTATTAGCTTGTAACCATGTTCATAAAATACTCTTCCTGTTTCTAGGAAATCCTCCATATAATCGCCAAAAGTATGCTCTATGTCTAGAATTGCATCATTTACCAAGTCTACACTAGGCGTAGAAGCTAAACCAACAACTACCACATCGCCAGGTTTTAGTTGTAAATTTCTTTTTATAATAAATTTTCCGCCATCTGGGAACGGAGAAATA